AAGTCATTTTCTAATTCTCTTAATTCTTTCCAATTTTCTTTAATTTTTTCTTTTTTCATATTTTTATTCCTTTCTAATTAATTATTATTACATTTAATTTTTGTATTCCAAAATTAATTGCCCTTTGGTATTCATTTTTCTTCATAGCTATATCAATTCTATCTGTATATCTTTTATTTGTTCGGTCTGTGATCATACAAATACCATAATTCTCGATCTCTATAAGAGTTCCAAATGGTAAAAAATTAGTAGCACACCTTTTATAACCCCTTTCCAAAGCCAAACATATATTCTCACCATTAGCAGATATACAAGGGCTATCGTCTGTTTGGTTAATATCACCCACATTATAAGCAGTAATTTTTTTAATACCCAGATCATTTTTTTGCCTTTTTAATTCATTTTTTATTTGTTCGGTCTGTTCAATTCCTTTATTATTTTCTGCTCTTAGTCCTCCCCAAGCTATAAATAAAGTGATGATTATAGCAATTAAAATATTGCGACTCCTCTTATCTGGTTGTCTTTTTTTTGCTTGTTTTTTTGTCTTTGTTCCTATTTTTCTTTTATAAAACATATTTTGTTTTATTAATAATCCTTATTTAAAACAAATATACCACTATATAAATTATATAATGGTATATAAAAGTTTAACAATTTTGTGCTATAAATCCACCATTTTCAATTTTAATTATTAAAGCTTCATCGTTTAACTCTTCAATATTTTTGAATGTTGTGTCGTGTTGATCGTTGTAATCTTTTAAGTCGTCATATTCTGAAAACTCACAACATAAAGAAATTGGGTCAAAGTCTATAACTTCGTCTATTTCTTCTTCGTATTGCTCTAAATATTCAAAAAGTGCTTTTTGTCCTTCATAACTAAAATTGTTTTTATAACTTCCACTATTGGAAAACCAATTTTGGAAATCATATAAACTAATGTATTTTTTCATATTTTTATTCCTTTCTATTAATTAATTATAGTTGAGAGTATAACCATTTTATACTCTCTCAATAATTACTTAATTATTAAATATATTATATTTAACAATAAAATCATTATTATTAATTTTAAACATAACAGTGCTTTTTTAGTTTTTGGATCTCTTAAAAACATTTTAATTATTCTTTTATTCATATATTTATTATTAATTAATTAATTTTTTTCTTTCTTTTTATCATAGAATCGAAGAAAAACTTATATCTAATATCTTTGTTATCCTTTTTCATTTCTTCTTCCATTACCTTGTTAAACTCTTTATCTGACAATTTATCAGAATCTTTTTTATTTTTTTTTCTCATATATTTATTTTAATTTAATTATTTTATAACCTTGTTTTTTTCTTTCCTTATTAATAGCTTTATTAGAACTATTTTTTTTTCTTCCCTCTAATTTATCTAAAAAATTATTCAAATCTTGGTTCATATTTTTATATTAATTATTTAATGAGAACAAAACATTTTTAGTTCTGTGGGTCTTTCGACCATATCTAACAGATCTTTTTTTGTTAGTTCTTTCAAATCTTCTTCAGAGTACCCAATACTATCAATTAAATATTCGATAATATCTTCTTTTGTGTAAGTCATTTTTTTTGTCCCTTTCGATTAGTTTATTAAATTGCTATTATGTCCACCCTCCTAAAGCGGTAAGCAATAAGAGAGAGGACAAGCACTAGAAGAGATATAAACTACTTTACTTTTTGATTATATAATTTAATCTTTATTATTTTGTTAAAGCTTCTTTTTTATCTCTTAATAAAGTATAACATATAGAATGAGAAAGTCAACACTATAACTGTGGATAACTTTTTATGATCATAAAATATTCCAAGTTATAATATTTGACCAACAAAAAATTGTAAGTTATAATAAAAAAAGCTTAAAAAATAAAAGAAAATGATGTCAACAGATTTAACTATGAAGCAAAAAAAATATGTTAAGGAGAGATTAAAAGGATCTACGGGTGTCAAAGCAGTAAGCAATATATATAACACTACGAGCTACGGCTCCGCTTCCGCACTTAGCACTAAACTAAACAAAACACCAAAGATCCGCAAAGAAATAGAGAAAGGGTTGAAAAGGTTAGAGATAACACCACATTACTTATTAAAGGAGTTAAAGAATCTTATAGAGAAAGGTAGATCTGACAATACAATATTGAAAACAATACAATATTATTTTGATCTTACTTGGTTATACAAAGGATAATCAAAGAGAACAAGCACAAAGATTAGTTATAAATATTGATAAGGGTGTAATACCCGTCAATTTAAGAGATAAAAATAGTTCAGAAAAAAAAGAAAGAGAAAAAACATAACAAGTTTAAAAAAAGTTATTAAATGATCGGGTACATATTTAAGGGGGNTTACCCAAGATCGAGACCCCAAAAATTTTTAAATCTATACATACAATTTACAGACAGACATGAAAAAAACAACAGAAAAAAACAATGAGGTATTTAATCTTTTAGGAAAGAAGAAGAAGGATACAACTAAAAAGATAAACCTTGAAGTATATACTCCACACAGAAACCAACAGAAGATTATAGATTCAGATGCACGTTTCAAGGTTATCAACTGTGGGAGAAGATTTGGTAAGACAACCTTTGCTGTTAATACGCTGTTTATTTCTGCTCTTTTACAAGACAATGGAACCTTCTGGTATGTTGCTCCAACTTATAGACAAGCTAAGCAAATAGCTTGGAGAATGTTTACGGAGTTGTACTACCTGAATAATAAAAAGCTTTTCAGTAAGCCACCTAATGAAAGTCAATTACAATTAATCCTAGAGAATGGAAGTTATATAGAATTGAAAGGTGCAGATAATGAGGACTCTTTAAGAGGAGTAGGATTAGATGGAGTAGTTCTTGATGAATATGCCACAATGAAACCTCATGTATGGGACGAGATTATTCAACCAACAATAACTGATAAACAAGGATGGGGTATGTTTATATCAACCCCACAAGGATATAACCATTTCCATGAGATGTATGAGAAAGCTAAGTTCTTACCAGATTGGGAAAGATTTCATTTTACAAGTTATGATAACCCAGCTTTAAAGAAAGGAGAGATAGATAGAGCTAAGACAGAAACTGCAGAAGATTACTTTGCTCAGGAGTATATGGCAGACTTTAGAAAGTTTACTGGATTAGTTTATAAAGAATTTGACAGGAAGACACATGTAACTAATAGCTTCGAGATTCCCAATAATTGGTCTAAGTGGAGAACTATAGATGCAGGTTATAATAATCCCTTTTGTTGCTTATGGGTGACACAAGATCCAGAGTCTGGTATATTTTATATATACGACGAACATTACTTACCTTTACAAACTACTAGGTATCACGCGGAGATAATAAACGGTAAGTCTGTAGGTCAGTATTTTAAAGCAACATACATAGATCCATCAGCATCACAGGTTATGCAAGACTTAGGAACATTCGGTGTATATTGTTACAAAGCAGACAACACAGTTGTTTATAAAAGAGGACAAGATTATGAAAGTGGAATACCAAAAGTAGCAGAACTTTTAAAAATAGACCCTATATTAAATAAACCAAAAATAATGATATTTAAAGACTGTAAAAATTTTATAGATGAAATAGAAACCTATAGATGGGAACAAAATAAAATAGATAAAAATGCAAGAGAAACACCTCATAAAAGTAATGACCATGCAATGGATGCTTTGAGGTATTTCGTTAATTCATATAATTTAATACTTAATCCAAAACCTTATAAAAAATCAACACCAGTATATCAACCAAGAAATTTAATAACTGGTTATTAATAAAAATATTATGGCAAAAGAAAAACTTAATTTAGAAAGAAGAAGAGAAATAGTAGAAAGAGTTGTAGATGATTATAATGCTTCTTTAGAATTTCAAAGACCTATCTTTCAAAACTTTGTAGAGTATTACCAACTTTACAGATCTGTGATAGATGAACAAAAACAAAATTACAAAGGAAGAGCTAATCTATTTGTTCCTTATGTTTATTCTACAGTGGAAACAATAGTACCACGTATGGTTGGTAGTAAACCAAAAATAGAATCTGCACCAAGAGAACCAATGGATATTAGATATGCTGAGCTTAATACACAGCTTACTAATTATCAGTGGGATATGATAGAGATGAAACGTAAAGTAAAATCTTGGGTTCGTAATGGTTTAATCTATGGTGTTGGTACATTAAAGCTTACATGGGAATTTAAAACTGAATTAGAAAATACTGTAAAAGATACTCCTAAATGTGAAGTGATAGATCCTTTTGATTATTTCAAAGACCCTGAAGCAACAGTAGATTATCCAGGAAGATACGATATTCATAAAACGTATAGATCTATAAATGAACTTAGACATAATCCTAATTATGATATTCCAAAAGAACTTGAAGCTGAAGTAGATCAGGATGAATATCAAGTTCAAAGAGAAGCTATATTAGGTTTATCTAAACCTACAAATAGAGATGTAAAGAAATGTGAAATATTAGAGTATTGGGGATTATATGATATAGATGATGATGGTGTAGAAAAAGAATGTTTATTAGTTGTTGCTAATAGAAATCATTTAATTCGTGCAGAAAAAAATCCTTATAAACATGGACAAAGACCATTTATAAATTTTCATGATACAGATGTTCCAAGTGAGTTCTGGTCTATAGGAGAAGTAGAACCAATAATGTCACTTCAATATGAATTGAATGATATTAGAAATCAACGTATGGATAATGTAACTCTTATTCTAAATAGAATGTGGCTTGTAAATAAAGGTGCTGATGTAGACGAAGAAGAATTGNTAAGTCAAGCTGGTGGAGTAATTCATGCTGGAGATATAAATGGTATTAAAGATTTATCAACCCCTGATGTTACAGGTAGTTCTTACAATGAAGAAACTTTAGTTAAAGCTGATATTCAACAAGCAAGTGGGGTTACAGATTTTACTAAAGGAATGGGAAATCAAGGTGGTGCCTTGGCAAATGAGACTGCTACTGGTATAATGATTTTAACTGAACAAGGAAATGCAAGATTTCGTTATAAGCTTGATAACCTAGAAGATGCACTTGAAAAGTTTGGTAAACAACTTAATGGACTTAATGAACAGTTTATTACTACTGATACAATGATTAGAATTGTTGGACCAAAAGGAAGAGAATGGACAAAGATTCCATCAAAAGCAATTAAAGCAGATTACGATATTAATGTAGAAGCTGGTTCAACACAACCAATGAATAAATCTGTTAGGAAAGCAGAAGCAAGAGAATTGTTAGCGACAGTCGCACCTTTTGCTCAAATAGCAGGAATTAATTTGACATATTTTATTAAATATTTATTACAACAATATGATTTGGCAGACATTAACGAAGCGTTTGGTTCAATCATGGACCCAGCACAACTCACTCCAGAAGGAGAACAAAGAAATCCAATGGAACGATTACAAGAATTACAAGGAGGACAAAGTGGCGCTGTCCTTGGCGGAGATGTTGGAGCTCAGAGATCTGTTCCGTTCCAAAAATTGGCAGAATCTGGAGAATCTCCTGCTCCACAGGTTGAAAGGAATCAAAGAGGAGCTCAGTAGTTGTAAGAAAGAAGATCTAGAACGTAAGCAAGGATATATTGCTGGTCTTGAATGGATTTTATATGAAAAAAAATATATCATTAATAAAATAGGAAGTAAAAAATAATATCAAATTGTGATATACTTAATTAACTAACCCTCGTGGCGTTGCACGGTAAAAACGAAAGGGAGAGAAAGGGCACTTATATGCCAGACGTAGAAGATGTAAAACAACCAGAAGAAACTGGTTCAGAATCATCAGCTGAGATTAAATCTACTATAGAGGAACTTAACGCCAGTGAAGGCGATAAAACACAAGAAGGAACTATTAGTGAAGATGAAAAAGGGATAGAACCTATGATTCCCAAAAAACGTTTTGATGAGGTTAATTCCAAAATGAAAGCGTATCAAGAATTATTAGAGGTTCAAGAGAAATCATCCACACCAAAAGAATCTAAAGAGGAAGAAAAATCTGATAAGGAATCTAAAGAAAATATTCCTGTCAACAATGAATCTCGTATGAGAGAGATTGCTAGACAAGAAATGTCTTCTAAAGATAAAGAGCTTTCTTCTGCTGTAGAACTGAATAGTGTGATGAGTGCTAATCCTGATTTTGTTAACTATAAGGATTCAATTAAAGCTATTATTCAAAGTAATCCAACCGTCTCTTGGTCTAATGCTTACAAGATTGCTAAATTTGATTCTGGTGAAGTTGTTGATACAAAACAATCAACACCAGATAAATCTGCAGCAATTGTAGAAAGCAGTCAAGCAAGTCCTAAGACTGGAGATNTAGGAGATCTTGATCCATTAGCTAAGGATNCTTCAGGTAAATTTCTTTATTCAACTAAAGAACTCGAAAAGGTTTTACCAAAAAAATAACGATGTTCATTAAAAACGAGTAATAAAAGTCGAAGAGTAAAACTGTTCTAGGAGAATTAATAATATGCCAAGATCAACAACAAGCACTTTAAGTAATACAATTAAATCATTTTATGATAGAGTATTAGTTGAAGCTTTAGATCCAATATTAAAATATTATCAATTCGGAGATAAACGTCCATTGCCAGAAGGCGAAGGTACTTCTGTAGTCTGGAACAAAGCAGTTAGATTATCTCTTGGTGTTAACGTAACAGAATCACCAGTAAAAGCTTCTGCTGGTAATGCTTTATCTACTTACAAAGTTTCAGCTGTAATCCAATCTTATGGTGGATTTACTGAAATTACTGACTTAGTAGATTTAACATCTATCACAGATGTTATGAAACTTGCTGCTGAAAGATTAGGCGCTCAAGCTGGTGAAACTATAGAACGTGTAATAATGGCTGAAAACTTCATCCATCACACTACTCAATCTATAGGTGATTCAGCTCACCATTACTTCAAAACAGGTAGTGCTGTTGAAGAAATTTGGGGCTCTGTTTCTGG